GGATCAAGTTCGATCTCGTCGTCACGACGAAAAAAGTAGACTGCGTCACGATCCTGGCGCACAACCTGACCAAGGACGCCACAGTGACGTTTGAGGGCAATGCGTCGGACTCCTGGGGCTCGCCCACGGTTGACGAGACGATTGTGGGTTGGAACTACCAAACCAATGCGGCGAACACCGGGAAGGCGGCTTCCCTGGACAGCGACGGCAATGTGATCGACCGCATCACCCACTATTTCACGCAGGCCACGCTGCGCTACTGGCGGGTGACTATCGACGACCCGACGAACCCCGACGCCTACATACAGATCGGTCGCATCATGTTCGGGGAGTATTACGACACGACCCGCGACATCACGGCCGATCTGCGCGTCGAGACGCTCGACCCGAGCGAGGGGGTGAAGTCGCCGGGCACGGTGCATGACATAACCGAAAAGGCGGCATTCCGGCGCATCCGTACCTCGTTTGCGTTCGTCGCGCAGACGGAGACGGACAAGTGGGCGGCGATCTTCAAGCGCATCGGCAACAACGACCCGGCCCTGATCTGCTGGGATACGTCCAGGGCGTCAATAGATTCGGCGTATGTCTATATGATCACGCCCCTCAACCTCGCCCACCAGTTCAGCAGCTTCTACGACATCGCCGCTATTGTGTGGGAGGAAAAAACGAGGTAAATCGTGGCTCTCGATATTACCAGATCGACCCGCGATTGGCACGTCCTGCTCGAGGTCACCCTCGACAGCGGCACGGTGCGGTATGCCGACGACAGCCTGGCGATGAGCGACGGCACGGCATATGACGGCAGGATCGCCTCCATACCCGTCCTGCGGCTCTCTACGGGCGCCCTGCTCGATCCACGGCTTATATCCCCCTCGCTGACGATTGCCCTCCACGACGCCGACAGCACCGTCAGAGACAGCACGGACAGCGAGGAATGGGGCAACCGGGTCGTCACCATCAAGATCGGCCAGGGGACCGCCATTGGGGATTATGAAACGGTGTTCACGGGTATTGTGCGATTTCCGAGCGGCATCGTCTGGGATGCCACCAGCCTGCGGTTCGGGGTAGACGATATTCGCAGCAAGGACAAGATCGCGCTGCCGGCCAATCGGCTCGACCCGGCCACATACGCCAACGTCGAGACCAAGGCCAAATATCAGCCGATCCCCCTGGTCTATGGGGATTGGCAGACCTCGGCAGGGGGTGGGGAAAAACTGCCGGCGTATCAGATCGACTCGACAGCTGGCACGGGCGGCAAGTTCAAGATCGCAGACCACGCCCTCAAGAGCATCCAGAAGGTGTGGAACGACACAACCGACATCACCAGCAACTGCTCGCTCGATGCTGCCAACGGGGAGTTTACGATCACGACCGGCACCTACGACACGGCAGCGAATACGGTGACGGTCAACGTCCAGGGCGCCACCGACGACGGCACCACTGGCGGCACGCTGCTGCAGTCGCTCCCCGACATCCTCAACGACGTGCTACAGACGCACATGAGCGTGGCGTCCGGCAGCATCGACGCGACGGCGCTGGCGGCATGGGAAGCCGAGCTTGGCGCGGGCGATTACGGCCGGCGGTGGATCGGCGCAGAGATCAGCAGCGACGACCTGATCCGCGATCTGCTGCTGGAGGGGTTCGCGGACATCACCATTGAAGACGGCAAATACAAGCCGGTGTATCGCATCGTCAACGCCGCCAGCGGCTCAGACGCCTACCTGTCAGCGCATATCAGGGAACGCGGCGACACGACCAAGGACTTCACCGTGCAGCGAGATCCCGAGCGGATCTTCGCCAACGAGGTCGTCGGCGACTACCGCTACGATCCTGCCGGCAGTGCTTACGCCGTGACGTACAAAAAGCAGAACACCTCGAGCATCGCCAACCTGGGCACGACGAAGCGGCGCCGGATGCAGTTTTCCTGGCTGTACGTGACGGCCGGCGCGGAGACGCGGATCAACCGCGAGGTGTTTCTGTTCTCCACGGAGCCGGAGGTGCCCACCATCGGCCTCAATGTCGAGGCAATGATGAAGGGCACGACGGACCAGTTCCTCTTGACGCACGACAAGTTCACCGACACGCCCATGCAAATCCGCACCATCAGCCTCGACCTGCTGCAAAAGCGGGTGACGGCGACATGCTGGAATATGGCCCGCCTGGCTCCGGGCCGGTGGATGGGCAGCACAGCACCGACATGGTCAGCCGCAACAAACACAGAAAGGCAAGAAAGTGGATTCTGGACAAACGCCGCTGGAAGAGCAGACGCAGCAGATGCCGGCAGCACCGGCAGCGTGTGGTTCTGATATGACCCTTCTGGATGTGGCGTTTGACGCTGAGTCTATCGACGTGGATACCATCGTCCCGTTCGCTGACGCTGACGCCCAGGTGTCGCTTGAAGTGCTACAGGCACGGCGGGCGGTGGGTGAGTTGCTGTTCGCTCGTGAGGAGGACATCGCCGTCGCTGAAATCTTCGACGTGGAAGCTGCCGAGAAGGACGAGCGGGCCAGTGACGAGAAGTTCACCGATCTCCAGCGGCAGAAGTTCACCGCAGAGGCACGGCGCAATCGGGTGCTGGCCGAGCGGTCGCGGTTTCGCTCCCGTCATCGAGAACTCGAAATCCTGTCACATCTGAAGCGTGAGGTGCAGTAATGGCGTGGACAGCATCACTCGGCGTCAGCGTAGGGGACGCCACCAAGGAAACCGATTACGACCAGCTTGTCGCCAACGCTGAGTATCTGCACACGGCGCTCAACACGATCATGGACACCGACGTAGGTGGTGCGCTGTCGGCGGGTATCGGCGGCGTGTCTGTCGGCGACGACATGACCTGGACGGATTACGTCGAGACAGCCCCCGACGAGAACGCGCAGAAGGTCATCATCGTGGATCTGGATGACCCCGGCACGATATGGGACTACGCACAGTTCATGCAGCAGATCCAAGGCACATCGTGGTTCGCTGAGTTGGGTGCCCCGCCGATGCACGGGCTGATGTTTATCACCGAGGCGCAGGATAAGGTCATCTGGTGGAACCGGGAAACCGGCGCGGCCTATATGACGTTCTACACAGGCGAAACATACGGGATCGTGCGGAGCGATTCGACCCTCGTGGATCTCGCATTTATTGACGGGATACTCTACCTCACCGACCGAACCTACTATCAAAACGTCCGCATTGACTTTCTACGGGACATAGTACATAACACATATCAGGGCGGGTTGGGTGTCTTTCCATACTCGATCAGCGAGCGCAATAATTCGGGGGTAGCTAACGTCCCATATAACACCGGCGCGGCATACCAAGCCGTCAACGGAACACCAAATGCCATCGCCGCCGTGCGCGACCCCAGCCTGACCGACGAGTTCGGCAGGCCGAAGCATTGGTGGGCGGTTGGGACTGACGGCGGGCTGAGTGTCTACAATCCTGTGGACGACGCGATCTACGACAGCGGCATAACGGAGGACTTTGATTACGTCGGGCTGTCGCCGGGTGGGAGCCTATATGCACCGGAAGATCGAACGTCACCGCTAAATCTTCTCCGAGGGTATGACCCGATTTATCGAGTGGCGGCTGATGGCTTTTTGCCGAACGTCACCAACTATTCGTCGTCCGGGGACGGATGGACGCTTCCTATCGCAACCTCGACGAACATTCTGCGCCCCATAGTTTTGGATGGCCTGTCTTGGGCCGGGAGTGGTGGCCCGCAGGTTTGGACTCCGACAGATGTCGAGGGCGTTTGGGTTAGACATATCGCCCCAAGTGACAAGGCTGACAATGCGACCGTCGGAGCGTTGACGGGCGTGATTCGCCTCCACGAGGACTACGCCTCGCCCTACATGAAGGGCGACATACGGGGCGCGTGGCCGCTCCACTCACTGGTGGATGTTTCCCCGGCAGGGAATGACCTCACCAACACTAACGCGGTAACATTCTCTGACGGTGGGCCAGCGGGGTCGTATGCGACTTTCGTGTCAGCAAGCTCTCAATACCTCGGACGAACCGGAGACAGCGACTTCAACCTCGGGACTGCCGATTTCAACGTCGCGTACTGGATCAAGACCACGGAAACCAGTGAGATTGGCATGGTCGTAATGACTGACGCCACAGATACCGACACACTGTGGATCAATATTGGTTCTGGGGGCGCTGGAAAAGTTCAATTCGGAATCTCGGACGATGGAGTTTCGTCGGCAGACACGGTTAGTTTCGCGGGCACTATCAACGATGGTAGCTGGCATTACGTTATTGCACAGCGCGACGGTTCAACGTGGCGGCTTTGGATAGATTCCATACAAGTTGGATCTACCGCCGTATCAGCGGCGGCTGCGTCCCTTGATCCCACGGAAGTCTACGTCGGGACGGATCGGGTGCAGGGGAGCTTTATCGACGCTGACATCGGTGGCCTGAGCATCGCGGCAACCATTATGACCGAGCGCGAGATCAAGGCCGAATACGCCAGAGGCATCCGTCGCATCAACTCCACCATCGACACCAACGACACGATCAGCGACAACGACGTGGCCGCGATTGCTGCCGACCCCAACGGCAAGTATGTCGCCGTGATGGGCGACGACAAGGTGG